AGCGAGCTTACCTACTGATACCCAATCAATATCACTCTTTGCTGGCTTTGCATTAATTAAATAATCTTCTGCAAGACGCCCAAAAAACTTAGTAAAGTCTTTTAAGATTGGGACTTGACTTTGCAGGTTCTCACTCATAATGCTGGCGATAGCCGCGAAATCTTCCGGGGTCACAACGGAAGAGTAGTTTCGAGTCATTTTTTCAACTACGTCTCTAGTTTTTGAATCGAGAAACCACAGCTGTTCCATAATATCGTTGCCAGGACTCATTCCTTTGTTAAAGATATCCTTAACATCAGTACGTAGTGCGCGAAGCTCGCGAAAAGTATCCATGTCGAACTTCTCATAGCGTGCCATTTGAGCTGAAATCTCAGACAACACGATATCACGTTCATTGGCCCTTACAACGAGTCTTCCAGCATCGCTTCCGAGAATCTTTGCAAGCTTATTTTCAACATTGAGAATTCCTGTACGCACGCCTGCACCATACAATGTGACCATATTTTGTGCCTTTGCAGCTTTGCGTAAGTCTTTTTCGGTCAGACCTAGCTTTTTATTAAGCTTACGAAAGCGCGGATCATTGTATGTAGCTGCTGCGATCTCATCATAAAGTCTTTTCTTATAATTTGTTGGGACTACATTGCTGAGTTCAGCCAATTGTTTATTCTTAGTGGTTAGCGCAATAATTTGAGCACCGGAAGAACTTGCATCCTGCTCCATTGCAATCGAAACAAAGTAATCAGAAAGCTTATTTAACTCCTTCGCAGTGTACTTCCCGCCGAGATAGTTATCAACTTTTGCTAATTCTAAAGCTAGTCTAAATAGCTTACCCTGCTCTTCACCATCGACATGCTGTACCATTGACGACTCTAGTATTGCTCTTAGATCATTAGGCTTAGCAGCTAGTATGTGATTACCAATTTTTACTAGCTCTTTACGCCATTTTTCGGCAATCTTTTGTCTACCAGTTACTGATAACGAACTATAGCGCCCTTCAAAATAGTCGTCTAGCCCGCCTAAGAAAGCACCAACTTGGTCTTGTAAGTTATAGAACCCAAGCTTACCAAGCGGCTTACTCTCCGCAGTGTTTAAGAATGGCCGAAATGTCTCACCAGACTGTGGGCCAATAAGACCGCGTTCGTAGATACGTGCACGATGGTCGAGAAATGGATGGTTGCTAAAAGATTTATTACTCTTAGATAGCCATTCCATTGCTTTTAAACGCTCATAACTGTCGCCACGCTCAGCGAAGTGTTTACGATAATGATTCAAGTCATTATAGAATTTAGCGCGACCTTTATCATCTTCGAACTCTAGTAGCTTACGTGTAAAATTATAGAAGTCAGTATCCACACGGTATTCTGCTCCTGCAGACCAGTTTAAAGCTTTTGTCATATCCGCGTCAATAAGTTCTTCTGGAAAGTCACGGTACGAACTGCTTGAGATGATTGGAATTCTAGTATCATATTGCCCAAGCAAGCCATCTTTAGCAAAATATGTCTTATAGCCCTCTCGGATTAATAATCTATTTTGATCAGTTGTCACACCCACTCTAAGCCCTAACTCCACGCTGCGCGTAAGTTTAGAGTATTCTTGAATACGCGGGTCAACAATTCTCAGATTAACGGAAAATGTATCGTAGTAGGGGCCAAAATACCTACCGCCAATTCGCGATTTCATACGCCGCTTTTGAACACCAAAAGTTTCTGTCTTGAATATACCCTTCTCTTCAGCACGAGATAGCATTTTCAAACCAAGCTTATACCACTCATTACGCGAACCACGATAGTTTGCTTTATTATACAAATCCCTGCCAAGAGTAATAGCTAACTGATCTCTATCAGGGCTATCTGCAAGTGACAGCCGCTTAGCAAACTTGAGATAAAATTCTTGTATATCATTACTAGACAGCCGCTTACGTATCTGGAGAGGTATTCTGGTATCAATCCAGCCCTTGAGTTCTCTGGCAATTTTCGGTGCTACTGAATCTTCCCATTTATTCTTATTTTTAATATTTAATATGAAAGTATCATGGAGATCTTGCAACTGTACCGGGCCTAGCACAGGATCTATGTAATTATCCTGCAGCAGCCTGGCTAACATGTTGTTATCTTTACGGAGCTGTGTCTCCATGTAATCTGAGATATTCATCAAATCAAACTTAATTTGACTGTTAAGTACTGCTTTGAAGTTCGTCCAAGGTTCTTTGTTTTGACGAAATCTCGTAAATACAATCCTCAGATTGTCTGCAACAACAGCACGTTCATTTACACCCATCGAAGATTCTAAGCTATCTACAAAATCATTAAGAAATACCTTATCACGCGCCAGCAAAATATCTGAGTTATCTATTAACGAAAGTGAGCGCTGTAGTGTAGCAGGTGACGGTTGAAACATCCGTGCATCCTCATAGCGCCCTGTTATCGGATTGAACTTTAATTGAGCTTCAGTCGGTGGTGACGCCAGCACACGTTGCTTAGTGGCCTTCTTTGTATGTACAAGTGCGCCACGATAGTTTGTAAGTGAAAGATAGCCATCTAAGTCGGCTGCCTGTAGCTTGTAGTAATCGCGCAGTGCTGTCTGTAGTTCCATGCTATCAATGATTTCATCCGGTCTTGCCGCGCCTAGCTTAATAGTATCAAGCCGTTCCTTGGCAAAGGCAAACCTGCGGGTGTCACCTGGCACTGCATATCCGGCATCTGTTAACCTGCGAAGCTCTTGAATACCGATGCTCTTACCTGCATCGTTAGTAAATTTAGAGACGGCTAGCTGTCCGCTCTGAAAAGCCTCTAGTCGCGTAATGTCACCCAGGTGTTTTAGTTGGATATCCTTCGGTTGTCTAAGTAACCATTCACTATACGATTCTGCAGCAGGCCCGAGTCCATCATAATAGGCGATCTCTTTCTTAGATAAACCTTGTAAGTTACGTTTACGAATCTGGGCTACACCCTCTAATTTTAAAAGATCTTCATAACCCTTAACAACGGGGACACTGTGACTACGACAATGCCAGTGAGCAGGAGGCAAGTGAGAAATATCATCAATAGGATAAATTGTGCCATTACGGTGAGTACAGATAGAAGAAGTTCTTGCATCGAGAACCGCAACATATTGCCAACCTGCCAAAGCCTTCTCATTTGCTTTATATACCTCATGATCTGTTTGTGCTTGTACCGAAGTTACAGCCGTCGTAACCAAGCCTCGTGCTTGGTTAGCTGATATCCTAGTTACGTTGCCTTTACGAATACTGACAGCTATCTCTTGTTCAGAGAATCCCTCCGCTATACCTCTTCGTATAACTTGCTCCAGGCGTAACCTTTCACCTTTACTTACACCGGCCCAACCCTGTGCTAATGTAGTGTCACTGTAGAGCGGTCGTTTTAATACAATATCTTCTGCAATACGGCGCGTTGGTTTTGCAGTTCTCCAAACCTTACCAATCGAAGCATCTATGGATTGATAGATATAGCTTGTCTGATCTAACGCTAAGTCTAATAGGGATCTTGCAGATATCTTATGGGCTTCACGATACGTCTTCAAAAGCTCACTATCAAGAACTTCCATAAGCTTTGCATACTTTTTCTGGTCTCCAATATACGCTGTATTCTTCAGAATATCATGCAAGCGTACTTCATGCCCATCAAGTATGACAGTTACTTTTTTATGCATTCGCTCTTCATACAAGCGAAGCATCGCTGCTCGATCTACACTCTTATCATAGATTACTGTAGTTGCATTACTCATCATACCTCCTTAAGTAAATTTCCAAGAACACCTTACGATGCTCTTGAAAGTTACTCACAATGCAGAAATTTCAGAATCACTAGCCTTTGGAATCATGTTAGGGTCATTTGTGGTCTCATTCTGTGCTGCAATATCATCATAATCACGCGGCAATAAATCATTATTCTTTAGCAAGATAAGCCACGATGAGCGCGGAATTAGTCCAGATTGATACCACTCTGTAGCAAGCCGCATCCAATCAACCGTAATATTGTTATTCTCAAAATCATCAGACAGTATGAATTCAATATCTGCAGAATTTAAGGAAATGCCATATCGCCACTGTATCATAAATGCAATTACAGTCTTAAACACTGCACACATTTTTGCATTAAGCGTTCCGAGGACTGCTGTCTGTGTTGCATTACGCAACTCAAGTGCAACACCGGACTGCGAAATCTCGGGCGTAAGCATACGTACACCTAGCTTGGCCATGTCCTCAATATTTGCTGCAATAGCTCTGTCCATATCGGTCAGCGCACCTGTAGGTGTTTCAAGTACAGTTGCAGTATCTCCCTGGCGTAGCTTAATCCAAGTACCAAGGCCGCTTTCAACAACAGCGTCGAATTGCTCATCGGTCATACTTGTCGTAATTATTGGTGTATATGTAGCAGCACCATAAAGTAAGTGATTCCTCCGACTAACCTTATTGTAGAGTGCAACCTCCTTATTCACCAAAGCTGTTATTAGTGGGTCTGTAAGTTCCACATCTCCACTAACAGGCCAGGCTGGAATAAAATCTAAAGGCTGCCCCTGTATCTTATATCCTGTTATTGTGTCCGTCAACAGATAGACTGGCTTTGATGCACTATTTTGGGTTTGTCTCTTACCACCAGCAACTATAACAGGCTGCTCAGTACCTAATTTAAAAATCCGAACTTGGTACTTTTTATTTACGATCTCGTGAACCCAAATTGTCTCTACAAGAGCTGGGTGGAACTCATTAGCTAGGATATCTTCTGTATAACCGCTGACTATAACCTGCATCAGACGCTTCGCACCTGAGTCTGGGTCTTTCTCGACTCGCCAGTTTATAACAGACTCAGCATCCCACATGACAGGATAGGGCTTAAGTGCTAGGTAGTCTTCGGTGGTCATCCTGCTAGGATTCTTAACTTTCGGATAGTCTACATATATCCAAGCACGTGCTGTTTGTAACTCTTCTAACAGCACCTTCTCAACAAATGATAGCAAAGATGAGGAGTCTTGTGAAAACTCATTAACGAGCCAGTCACGAACATCTTTAGGTACTTCATTAGGTAACGTCAGCTGAGGGCCTTTACGCAAGATACCACCAGCTAGCATCCGTACATATTGTGATGTAATTCCGGGAAGTTCCGCTTCTGCTCGATAAAAGTCGTATTGTGCTTGCGTCATCGATGCCGAAAATGGCAAAAGTAAATTACCATCAGATACGAAAGTATTGAGAATTCTATCGTAGTCCTTTACAAAGCGCTCTCCGTTATATACAGCACGGTTTCTACTCCAAGTATCTCTAATACTGAGGTAAGCGGCATTAGGATCTGCTACTGTCTTACCTTTCTGGTTAGCATTTACAATTGCCATTTATCTCACCTTAATTAAAGCCTGCTCTCAAGCTATTCTTAAATTCAGCAGAGGTCCCTGTGAATGTACGCTGCGTTCGAATATTAACAGCATAAATGCCGGTTTTAGTTTTTGAAATATCCCAATTACTCGGCACATAATCTGGGCCAACCCTGGCGGGAGTAATAGGGACTACAGGTGCAGAACTCTGAGGCTCTACAGCGGTCTCAGGCGTTGGTGCAGAACTCTGAGGCTCTACAGGAGCTTCAGGATTTTTTGGTGCACTGTTAATTTTTGGAATACTCATAATCACCTCAATGTTAAATTGTTACGAAATGTACGCAAGTATAGTGGTAACTTCTTGCCAGTATAGTAAATCGAATTCAAAGCAGTGGAGACAATCACAAGAATGTCCCAGGAGGATTTCCAGCTATCTCCATATTGTTTACTTCTCGTACATCTGCCAATACTAATGAACCTTCTGCAATACGTGAGCTAATAAGTGCATCAATACGTGAAAGCTCTAAGGAGATCCTTCAGCAGACATGGCTAGTGAATCCATGGTGGTTACACCAAACCAATTACCTTTTGTTACTAGCTTATATGTCATTTAGAACTCCTACCATACGATGTTACTGTCAAGGCTAGA